TTGCGACCTCCAAGCATGGACAGTGAGGACGCATAGTTCTTGATCTTGGTCCTGAAGGTATCTATTCCACTCTCATCACTCCCATTGATGACTATGTAATCACACCCGACCTCGTTACAGAGCGCCCGGGCTATAGTGGTCTTACCGACACCAGCGGTACCGGCGAGTAGCAGATTGGGGATGGTCTTGGTTTTGACGTATTCTCGGAAGGGTATCTTGAGCCGGTCGGGCAGGATACAGTCCTCAACCGTGGCGGGTCGATAACGCTCAACCCATAGGGCATGTCTCAAATTGGGGTCCACTTAGCTAACCTCTTGTTTCTATGTGACAAAACCACCCCCAGAGGGGCCAAAAAGGGCTCAGGAGGGTGGTTCTATCGGTGATAGGACACTGAGTATGCCCTTACTTGGTCTGTCCTTCGATTGCCACGAAATAAACGACTTTGCGGGCTTGATTCTGGAACTTGGCGACTCCCGCGGTGGCACTTTTGTTCGATGCCGTGACCGCGTAGGTTCCTGGTAGGAACTTCCAGTTTTCGGTCTTGAACACAAACTTGACCGGGTCTCCCGAATGGGGTCCCAGGTCCAGGGTATCGGTGTGTGCTGAGTCATTGGAGGCATCCAGTGTTTTCAGTACCAACTTGGTGCCGTCGCCTACAACAGCGATGTTGGGACTTGCCAATACACTGGCTGACTTCAAGACCCAGTCAAGATCGGTCTCGGTCAACAGGAACGACAGGTCCTCTGAGGGTAGCTTGATGTCCTTGTCGGGCGGCGTCTTGATCATTGTGGCATCACAGCAGCGGTAGGTAATTTTGCTGCGACCCGCGTTCCCTTGGATCACGAGGTCGTTACCAACCACTGTGACCTCTGGGGTATCCTGGTACAACGAGAGGATGCTGAGGAGTTGGTGGAGATCGTAGACCCCAAAGTCTGACGGGATGGTCTCATCGACCACAGCTTCAGCCAGCACCGTTTTGAATGGGCTGATCGTTCTGAGTGTGTTGCCACTCTTGAACCAGAGTGCGGTGTTGATGGATGAGAAATTCTTGAGCACGTTGACGGTGTTTTCGGACAGTTTCATGGGGTCCTCACAGGTGAATAATAAACCGAGTGAAATGATTATACACTATTTCGATGCGGAAGTCAAGCGGAGATGTTCGCCGTGGAGTACCGCGGAGACTTTTTCGCGGAGGTCCTTGAGTGTACCATCATTGTCGATGATGTAATCAATGGGTGACCCAATCCAATCCCACTCGCTCTGGTGAACGGCATGGTTACCCATCAGGGCTATTGCATCCTTGTCGCCACCATTAGCCAAGAGCGCGGTTGTATACCACAATGGGTCGATCCCTCGGCGCACCCGAATGACCAAACCATTTGCATCACGAATCGCTTTCACTTCGTTCTTGAATCGCACGTCAGTCACCACAACGTTCTTGCCTTGACTGCGATTGAGCAATGAGATCACCCACAAGTCCTGATGAAACACATTGCGTCCAGCTTCGGTACCCATAAGCTGCAGTGCGAGCCTAGGAGTGAAGGTGTATCCAAATTGCTTGGTCCAAAACTCATCAGGGATTTCTCGCCAGAGCCTAGATTCAGCGGTATCTCCTTCGAGATGTTCGCGCTTCCAACCAAAAATCACTGAAACGGCATCTTTGAGGGGCTTCGCAAAAGAATCCTTCGTGTAGCCACATTCACTGAGAATGTCACCGACAGTACCTTTACCCGCCCCGATGAAACCAATGAGACCGATCAAATGAGACATGATAGACCTTTCAGCGACAGGAAGTTGGCGCGAACCCTCCACCAAACAATTGCACGAGGACCAGACGACGCTGAGTATCCGCTATGGTGTTGTGAGCAAATCCACCAAGGGTTCGTGACGTGAGGGTCATCCATTCTTTATAGAGCGTGCACATTTGGTCGTTCACGTTCTCTGTTTCTGTGTTGTTGATTGACACGTCGGCTGGCTGAGCGAGTGTGAGATAACTTCGCGTAGGTGTGACACTGAGTTTTGGTAGCATAACGACCGGGCAGGCTTGTTTGTCTCGGTTGGTAAAGGTCACCGTCCCGTCTGTGCCTGTGCAGGCCCGAATTGTATCGGCTGCGAATACCGAATTGACGATGAGTGTCAGCAACACACCCAACAAGAGTCCACCTAAAGTGTATGCGAAAATTCTCATGTTACAGCCTCCCGGTTAGGTCTGCTATCTTGGCCATGTTTCCAGTGAACGCGAAGGTGCCGACGTGCTGCGTCTGGACCCATGGGCACAACCAGATATGTCCACCAATCGCACGGTACCACTGACAGAACATATAATCCTCTGACAGGTACCGTTCGCTCTGAGGATCGATCACGGTATCGAAGTACGCATGGATGTATCGAGACCCGTCAAAGTTTTTCTGTCCAACATGGTCGGGTTTATATCTGAGTTGCGGATACGCCTCGGCAAACTTTGGGAACACCTCGCGCTTGACGAGAAAATAGCCTGTACCGATTTCCATGACTTCCAATGGCTTAGAGACCTGGAACTTTTCGGTACCCTTGACCACGTTGAACACGTAGTCACCCACCACGGCCTCAAGTTCCTTGGGGTCGAGTTCTGGATGGGTCCGTGCTGCAAGCGCCACGTTACCCCAGTTGATCGCCTTCTTAGGATAGGGTGCGCCGATCACGTCTTTGTCCAGTGCGAGCATGGCAATAATGTCTTGTGGGTTGAAGTGGATATCCGCGTCGATGAAGAGCAGGTGAGTGAAGTCAGTTCTGAGGAATTCGTCAACGAGGTAGTTCCGCGCTCTGGTGATGAGGGATTCGTTGAAGATGAAGGAGAACCTGGAGGGAATACCGTATTGCTGGAAGATGGTCTGAAGGTCCAAGCAGGACTTCATATACATGCCGCAGCACTGTCCACCATACATCGGGGTGGCGATAAAGATTTTGTTTTTGCGTAGTTGCTCAATATCAATCTTGATTTCCAAAAGTCACCTCCGTGGAATAGTATGATTCATAGTATTATATAGATGTTTTTTCAAACATAGGAATGAGCACAACCTGCACACCAGCCTCATGGTAGAGTGTCTGGCTCAGTTTGATGGAGTCTACCCAACGGGGATTATGACTGACAGGGGCCACGACTCGCTTGACGCCTGCATTGATAATGATAGAGGTACAACTTGAACACGAAAGGAACGGCCACAGGTAGAGTGTGGTGTCGTCAAGGGGTTGTGTGGCAAAGATTAGCGCGTTGATTTCCGCATGGACGACCATGGAATACTTGACCTCCCGGTTATTGAGCCGTTCAGGTGAATCCTGGACCCCACGAGGGAACCCGTTGTACCCTAGGCTGAGTACCCGGTTCTTTTTGTCAACGATGACGGCACCAACTTGGGTGCTCGGGTCTTTGGCCCACGAGGAGACATGCTTTGCAAGTTCAATGAACCTGACGTCCCATTTTCGATAATCCACAACACCTCCAAGACCGAACGAAAGCGGAGGCCCTCCCGAAAGAGAGAGCCTCCGCATACTGTCAGAACAGAGCGCCCTAAGAATTAGGACGTGTTCTGATTAGTAGGTAACTGGACCCTTGGCAATCACGCCGTTCATTTCGCACTTGGCGATGAATGAGCGGGAAGGACGACCCAAGCGATACTCGAAACCCTTACGGCCGCTTGCGCGGGTAAGCTTGTTCGTGTAGATGGAATAACCCTCGTTGCGAAGGCTATTGACTGCAGCCGACACATTCTGGATGCCGAAGCGACGGCGCGCCTGGACGACGGATAACGTATTGTACCCCGTTGTCTTTTGCAAGAATGCGAGAAGGCGGGACTTGGCTGAAACTGTTGACATAAAAAACCTCACTATTACTGGGTCGAAAAAAAGAGGTCGACCTATCCTCTATGCTGGATTCAAAGAACCTCGCACGATTAGTGAACATGATAACATAAATTCAATCGCCTGTCAACAACTATCTCGCTACCATGATGCCTGGATGGCAGACTTGTTTCCAAAACCACAAAAGGGGTGCCCCTCTCGGAGCACCCCGCTCGGTCTCTGTGGTAGACTTAGACTTCGCCCACACTCTGTTCCACAGTCTCGGCTGCGGGTTCAGTATTCATCGTGTTCGATACCACTATGGTAGCGTCGATCTTGCTGTAGAGGTCGATAAACGACTTCTTGGTTTCCTCGTCGAAACGATTCAAGCAATACGTAATTGCTTTGAGTCGGTCGCCGTTGAAGATCGGATACGCTCTGGCAATGTGAACTAAGCGGCGCGTTGAGATGACCTCGCTGGAAGCACCCTCTTCGTCGTAGGCTTTGCGAATGGTCGAGGCCCAGATCACGAGGTGATTGGCAAACTCATCGTCGCCCCGCCCCGCGGCCTCAAGTTCCTTCTTGACAATTTTGCGCTCAACAACTTGAGGCGCCCATTCCTGCTCAAAAGTAATCGGGAAACGTTCCAAGAACGCCTCGTTGAGCACGTTGGTAAACATGTAGCGTCCATCCTCAGAACCCTTGCCCTTGGTGTTCGCGGTCGCAATAATCTGGAATCCCTGCGCGGGGGTGACAATCTCACCCTTCTTTTTCAGCAAGAACGGTTTTCCTTCAAGTACCCTCTGGAGGCACGAAAGATTCTGGGCCCCGTAGTCGATTTCGTCGATACAGAGAACAGCACCCCTACGGGCGGCGACTGTCACGGCTCCGTCACGCCAGACCATCTGGTTGTCGATCAGGATATAGTTACCGAGGAGGTCGCCCTCATCAGTCTCAGGGGTCATAGACACACAAACATATTCGCGTCCCAATAGGGCGCAAACCTGTTCCACTGACATTGATTTGCCGTTACCCGAGGGTCCAGTGATAAACACAGGGTAGAATTGGCGCGACACAATGATAGACTTGAGGTCCTCAAAGTTCCCAAAGGGCACGTAGTTTTTATACTTGGTAGGAACGATACCCTGGTCCTCAAGGTCGGTGACGACTGAGATGACTCTGGGTTTCGGCTTGCCCGTGAGGGGCTGAAAGGCTACCACAACCTCTTCCACTTTCTCAACCTTCGAATCAGGGGCATCGAATCTAGACGACACAGGCACGGCACCATTGGGTACATGGAACTGACCACGCCCCGCACGGTTCGCGGCGTCCTTGGTGAACCACTGGGGTTCCTTGAGGTCGTTCGTTTCGCACAGGTCCAGCAATTCCTTGGTGGTCACGACGGTTTTCCCGGTCGCAATCAACACAGACAAGAACTTTTCACGGGCTTCGCTACGGTCACTCATTATCGGGCACTCCTAACAAAATGGTTTTCTCTCTTATCCATGATATAATTATATCATACTGAGGGGTTTTGTCAAGTTGGCGAAGCCCAGATTAGAGGCTTTTAATGTCCAATTTTGAACACACAACCGACCCCCGCAAAGGGTCCAGGAGGGTGAATTATTAGGCACCAATGTCCTAGCATACACCCTCTTTTTGAACCCTCTATTGAACATTATAACCCTCTTCTATACGCTCATCAATTCGATGAATCGGTTTACCAACACCCTGGACACTCGGCGCTTCTGATGCACTTTCTTAAAAGCAGTTAGTAAACGGTGAGGGGTCCACTTGGTCCCATTGTCCACCAGTCCGGCATTGCTGGTCAGCAATTCCGTTGATCCAGGGATAAAATAGAATCGTGTATACCCATCAGAGTAGGATTCAAGAAATTTATTCACGATCACTTCTTTGCAAAGCTGGTCGAGCAAAATCACTTGGTCACTCATGGGCTGATCCCGACGACCATAGCACATCATTTTGATCCCCTGCTTGTTCTGATAGAGTTCCATGATGCCGCGCTTGGCTGACTTCGAGGTATTCCCGGTGATGTAGAATCCAAACACGCCGCAATGGGCGGTCATCTGGAGCCACTTCATGAGGGCAATGGTCACGCCCCGATAATCCTTGGGCACGTCCACCCGTAGGTGCTCTTTGTGGTCGATCAAGGTCACTCGCATAGTTTGCGGTTCAAACCGCCTCCGCTGCCAGCTTGAGTTTTCTATGGTCCCATGCACGTCATGGTTTCCATCAGAATCGCCGTCGTGAACTACGATAGCATTCACAATATCCAGGCGGTGAGCAAGCTTGAAATTTCGGATTATGTCTCTCAGGGCGACCAACGCCTCGTTGAGCGGGGTCGAACCCATACGCTCATGATGAGGAATGCCGATATTGGTTCGGTTCGTCAGCCCCGCCGCGACCATGATGTGATTGGTAATCGCTTGCATGAATTCATGCGCGGGCATTTTGGAATTGAACATCTCCCGAAGGTCGAGGTTGCCCATAACCATTTCACCCTCTTTGGTGCTGAAGGGTTTCAGCGGGGTCGGTGCATGGGGGGTTCTTCCAGGGAAATCGTGGTTGCGGGCTGATCCAGAATTGTCACTGAAGCTATACGCAACGAACGG